TTTTTCCTGTGCGTCCAGGCTTTTATTAATCAGGTTGCCCAGCGGCGTTGCGGAGAACGCCGCATCAGCCATTTCCTGGCGGCGCTCGTTCTCTACCCGGTAGGCATCCAGCCAGGAGGAAAGCGCGGATTCAGGAGCGGGGATCCCCGTTCCTTCACGCCCCACTGCGTGGCGCGGTTGTTGCCAGTCCCTGATGTACTCTGCCGTCATAGTGATTTACTTCGTCATGCCATTCAGGGTGTCGCGGCAGACTGTAGCCAGCCGCTGAATTTCCAGCACGGTGTCTTCTGTGTCGGCATGGCGATGTGTGATGCGGATGCTGTCGGCAATCACATCGACGATTGCAGAGGATGGGCGCTGGTAAATGCCAATAACGGACGGGGTGCCACCTTCAATGCGGTAAAGCCTGTAATTTCCCTCGTGGCTGTCAATCATGTAGCGACCATCAATAACAATCTTTCCGTCAGCGAGCTGCGGTACAGGCAGGGATTTCAGGTACATGTCATAACGATCACGCACGCGAGCGGCAAGATCACGTTCTGTGTTGAGCAGGTATTCAAGAAAGTCGTTGGCGAGAATCATTGCGGCAATCCTCTTGTTACAGATGTGCGAAGGCCTCCCGCCGCAAGGTGCAGGAAAGGCCCGGAACAGGAATTAATGGAGTTTGTTTTGCTGCCGGATGAGCTGCTGAAGCCCGACGTGGTTTCCGGCAGTTGGAGGTGCTCATGCTCTGATTTCCCTCAGTAGCTGGTTGAACATCTGGGTTAGTGGGTTGCTACACCCAAACGGCATCGGGTTTACCTGATAAGAAAAGCGACCGCCTGTTTTGCGCTCTTTTCTTATGACTGAACCGCTGCGCCAGAGACGGCGTAGCTCCGCATTAATGGTTGTGGTTGGTGTATTCAGTGCTGCGGCGATTTCTCCACCGCTACAACCCGGATTGGCAGCGATGTAGTCCAGAATGATCATCTGCGTGACTCCTGTACCTGTCTGATAAGATTTACCTGCACCACGTTGGTGGCGCAGAAGTAAGTGCCGTCAGTGAGATAGATGTGATGTGCATCCTTTTCTGAACGGTGTTTGTCGATTGTGGTAATCAGGCGTTCGTCAACTTCGTATTCACGTCCTCTGGAGGTGAAACGAACGACAGGAAAATGCTTAATTGCCATTACGCCTCCTTGGCGTGTGCGAATACCTCCGCGAATGCGGATTGTTTTCACATTTTCTTATTTAACCTGGGGTCTTATTTGCGCGGTTATTCTTCAGTGAAAAAGCGTTCAATCTTTTTACTGAATTAATAATTCGCATAATCCCAATGGCGCAGACCACCGAAATAATCAGAACAAGCCATGAGATAAATATACTCATGCGATATTTCCCAGCTTATACGGTTCAATATGTTCCCCGCATTCTGCGGCACAGATCAGCTCGGAAAGTTCGTTAAGTGCATCCAGATCATCAGCGTAAAAAGCCACGTCATACAGACTTCGGATTGCTCTGGTCAATGAGTCACGGGCCGCACGTTCAGCATGAGCGCCTGATGCACTTAAGCGAAAATAAAAACGCTCAAGTGCTTTGTTAATGAGAGTTTTATATTCTTTGCCCATCACAACGCCCTTTAATCTGCTTTCTGTATTTCAGCTTCTGAATCCATACAAATAATTTCGATATAGGGTTCATCGCCATTAACCTGGCGTGCCTTTTCAGCTTCGCTAATGATTTCTCGTACGGTCTGGTACGGAAGTTCCACAAGCAGTCGCGTGCCGTTCAGATAAACGTAAGTGGCTTCGTCGGCTCCGTTTTTACCCGCCGGAGTCACTCCGTCAATAGCGGATGCACGTAATAACAGTTCACCGCGAAAATCAATAAAACGGATAAATACACCTTGTGCATGGTCTTTGGTCATAAAGCACCTGTTATAAATCAGTCTGTTTAATAAAACTTTGCCCGCGAAGCAGACGATCAACCGTGCGAAGTGCTTCGTATAATGTGAAATCCTGCCCGAACTGATTGTCGCCACAACTCAATGCAAAAATGCGGTTTCCGGTAAACGGATTGCGTGGGCATTTGTGGATCACGATTCCAGCTTTCTCAATCAGCCAGGTGTGCTCGCCGATTTGTTTTACTGGGTAGCCATCCGGCGTTGCGTGTGTATCACTCAGGCTGTAGCGGATGTTGCTGCGTGATGCACTGGTAGTGAAACGGTTAGCGTGGCGTTCTGTTCCGGTACGAAAATTACGGCGTTGCTTCAGCATAAAATGACACCTCGTTATTTTGTCATCTGCACGTATTTTTCTGCGCTCCTGATTGTTTTCAGGAAAAGAGCGAAGAGATTTACTGTGCGTCTTGAGTTCTTTTCATCTTGGTTGATGGGAATTGAACCTCTGTCAGCCTGTCTTTTCACTGTGTTAACAGCTTGGTTGGTACGCTTTGCGTAATCTTTCAGGCTTTCTTCAAGTACTGGTAACCCATGCTCATCGCGGTAGGGATAGAACGCTGCTAAACGCTCAAAGTCTGCCTGTTCGTGTGTGTTCAGGACTTTTGCCATGTGTGATAACCTGCGCTATCTGTGGTTGTTTGTGACTTGGTGTACTTATAAGTACACCTTGTGCGCAAGCTTAGTGTACTTATAGGAACACTGTCAATGCTTATCGGTGAAAAAATTAGAGTGATTCGTGAATCAGAGGATTTAACGCGCGAAGAATTTTGCGGCCTGATTGATGTGCCTATCGGCACTTTGCGTCGTTATGAAACGGGGCGGATTGAAAACATAGGGGGCGAAGTGCTTATCAAGATTGTTAATCACCCTCGCTTTTTTAAGTACATGAATTGGCTTATGACGGGAAAAACAAATGAGGCTGCTGGGCAGATCAGTCCCTCTCTCTCCCCTGATGGGCCAGAAAACACATCGTCTTCTCAAAAATCCCGCAAGACTGGTACACAGCCCGGCTAATCATGGAACGCTGGGGGCATGGTGGTCTTGTAACGCTGGGGTTTCACGAATGAGCATAAAATCAATTCCGGGAGGGTATCTTCTTGACATGCGCCCTGAGGGGCGTAAAGGCAAACGCATTCGCAAAAAATTTAAAACGAAATCGGATGCAGTTTTATATGAGCGGTGGGTGCTGGCGCAACAGCATAACAATGAGTGGAAAGGAAACTCTATTGATCGCCGTCCTCTGTCAGTGCTTATTGACTTGTGGTGGAAATACCACGGCCAGCTAATGAAGTCAGGGCATAACACGCGCCTTAAATTGCTGCGCTTGAGTGAAGCAATGGATGACCCGTGCGTGCATAAACTTAATACAACGATGCTCACCGAGCTACGTGTGTCCAGGATAGAGCAGGGGATACAGCCCAGCACCATAAATCGAGAGATTGGGGCGTTAAGCGCGATGTTTACCGCACTCATCTCATCCGGCCATTTTCTTAACGATAACCCCGTTCAAGGCCTTAAAGGAATGAAGGTTAACGAGCGCGAAATGGGATATCTGAGTAAGTCTGAATGTGTTCAGTTGCTGGATGCACTGGCTGAAAATCCCGATGAACGACTGGCTGTCGAAATCCTTCTGTCGACCGGGGCGCGATGGGGCGAGGTAGCGGCACTGGAGCAGCGCCGTGTTCTTCATTGTCGAATCACTTTTTCAAAAACGAAGAACAGCAAAAACCGTACCGTTCCTATTTCTGAAAGTCTGTTTGAAAAGATCAAAAAACGGGGCGGGAAACTGGTGTTTCCGACGCTGGATTATTCATTGGTTCGCGATGTCATCAAAACGGTCGCACCTGATGTTCCTGACGGCCAGGCTGTTCATGCGCTGCGCCACACCTTCGCCAGTCATTTCATGATGAACGGCGGCAATATTCTGACGCTCCAGAAAATTCTGGGGCACGCAAAGATTCAGACAACGATGATTTATGCCCATCTTGCGCCGGATTACCTGCAGGATGCGGTGAGGTTTAATCCACTAGGAGGTGCTTAAGAGTGAAGTTTCATTTAGATGAACTTAAAAGAATGGCAACGCTCGATAATTTTGCGCGTTTTCTCAATGAGTCGTCTACGAATGAAAAATGTTTGTCGTGTGGCGATACGGATATGTACATGTATTTGACGAATATTGTTGAGGTGGGGCCTGAGCCGAAAACTGCTGAGGAGTGTGATTTAGGCACTTTTGTTATGCTTGATTACATCGGTCCATTTACTGGGTATCCGGGATATGAGGGACATGATCGGGAAAATATCCATAACTATGAATTCCGACTTACCTGTAACAGATGTGGGTTTGTTCATCGTTACTCGGCCCGGGCCTTTATGAACTGGGTAGGCAAGCAGGGTGATGAGAAGTGATGGCAGAGAATGTTGCACATATTTCGCGGTTCAGAAAAAAGAAAGAGAATGCCTATAATGTATCCAACAACCAAGTAACAGGAAGTGGTAATGATGGAGGTGATGGCATGAATGACGACCTTAAACGGCGGGTCAGTTGCCTGGAAAGTGATGTGACTGAAATCAAAAACAACCTGATTACTCTCACCACAAGAAGCGAATCCTTTGCTACCAAATCTGATGTACTGGAGATTCGCGAAGGGTTGAGGCTTGAGATGGCAGAATCGCGCCAATCCCTGAAGTCTGAGATGGCTGATTTGCGCCAGTCTCTGAAAGTTGAGATGGCTGAGCATCGTACTGAACTTCAGAAATCATTTGCAAATCAGACCTGGCTACTCACAGGTATTGTCCTGTCTGCGATGGCTGTGCTTGTGGCTGTTGTTACTGTTATTAAGTAAATTTATGGTGGCGATATGATCCACAAAGTGACCACATCCCTGTTATTTGTTGTGGTTGGCTGTGTTTTTGTGTGTCTGTAAGTCTTTGATAATTATCTAACTTATTGATTTTTGTTTGTGTTTATGGCCGCTCTGCGGCCTTTTTTCTTTTCACTGTCGAAGAGTCACCGTAAAATCAACGCCATGACACTTCAGCAGAACGGATACC